TACCTTCAAACAAGACACGTCCAACAGTACCCGAAGTGATTGCAGTCGTACCGATTGTGATTCCCGTAGATATAGTGAATGTTCTATCTGCTGAAAGGTCTTGTGTAGTTCCGTTTATTGTTAGGGTGCGTGATGTTGGAACGAATCCCGTTGTCGCTCCGGAAATGATTTCAGCTCCAGTGATTGACTTGGTTACATAGCTTCCACTTACCAATTGAGATATCTCGAGTAAATCGGTTGATGCAAGGTTGGCTCCTTTCGGATCCATCTGCGATATTTTCTTTGTTCTAAATGCCATATATATATTAACAAAAATACCTCTTTTGTTTAGAAGGCGAAGTAACTGTCATCGGTATAGTATTCCTTTCGGATGTAAGTTCCGGCATATCGCACCGCATCCATGGCATCATCCCACAGCTTCACCGGCTCATCCGTGATTTGGTCGCCTATCTTTTTCCACTTATAATTCTCGTATTCCTTTTTTATCCTGGACTCATCCTCGCAGAACACTCCGAAGGTCTTGATGTTATCGATTCCCTTCTTGACCACCTTGTTCGCATTCTGCACATCGTATCCCGCATTGTTCATCTCCGCGATTATCTCCGGTCGTGCGTAATCTGCCACGATCGTAATGTTCTTCTCCACTCCGAGTTGCTCACACTTCTCGATGAGGTTGGTGGTGGTGAGGTAACTCTCGTAGATAACAGGCTCGATGTAGATGTCATCCTCACACCAATACACTCGCATGAGTGCAGTGGGGTGATTGTAACCGAAGTCAAGGCCATACACATAGTTCACGAACCTGGCAGGTCGATGCTTCACGAATGTCCAATTGGAATAGATGTTGCTCTTGCTGATTGCCTTCTCTCCCAGTGCATAGATTTGATACAGGGACTCATCCGTTCTCTTGAGGTCCTCGATTTGTCTACGGATGGAATCGGGAAGGAATGGATTGTCGCGGTACGTTGATTTGATGAGGATGCTTTCCTCCTTAGGTAGCTCATACAACCAGGATGCTGATTCACTTGGATTGTAATCGAAGATGAGCTTCCATTCAGTTCTCATGTTGAGCTGAGTGAAGTCATCATAGAAGAGTTCATTGGCCTCATTACACCATGCGAGGTCGCGTTTCCTTCCTCGTATCTTTTGCTCATCATCCACTGAGAAGAATTCAACGATGCTCCCATTCGGGAATGTGTAGATGTGCTCACTCTTATTGTGGGAGTTGACATCGTATAGATCCATCATCTTCATGATCTCAAGGAAATCTCGCATGACTGTTGCTCTCAATGCTGGGAATGTTTTTCTGATAATAGAGGTAACCTTCCCCCTATTTTGGAGAGAGTAGACAATTATCATTTGACAAAGGGAATATGTCTTGGATGACCTACTTCCTCCCTCATTAATTATAAACCGTACATCCTTATCCTGGAGAGCTTCGTAGTTCTTCTCAAAGATAACGGTGCTATTTATTTCCATTTGCTATCTCATAACAGTGAGCCAACATACTGAATTGGCGTTGGTCACTCATGACTGCCATTCGATTGATTCTAACATTCACTCCCTTCTTGGAATGGATGTATCTCTCAACCACCTGGCACATCATATCGATTATATCATTTGTCATCCGGCTTGATGATGTTCACCTTGATTTCGTTGATGTCCTTTCCGTTGGTCGTGATGTCCGACTTCTCAGTGAGTCCATTTAAGCGTTGAGTGATTGATGCGTTGTATTGACCAACCATCCCTCCTGCAATTTGGTCGTTTCGAATTTCGTCGCTTATACGCGAGCAGATTGTCGAGAACGCCGAATAATTCCCTCCGCTATTTGCAAAATAATCCTGAACAACCAAAGAGTGATCATGACAAAATACTCTGAATCCACTCAAAGTCAATGGAGCTTCCAATGGAATAGGTTCTGCCTTTCCTGTTTTGTTACTCAATGAATATTGATATCTCGGATTCTCTTTAACGTGCTTCCGATACTTATCGAATAGCTCATATAAATCCTCCGGTGTTTCAAAGTTGCGTGGTCTTCCCATTATTCCTCTCCTTTCCCTGGTGTTGGTTTAGTTCTTCTTTTTCTCTTCGGAATCGGTTTTGCGCTCACTTCCTGCTCGATGCCCTCATATTTGATTGGCTCCGGTGCGGTCGTTGTTTCTGATTCCTTCTCAAATAAATATCCCATGCCAATTGACACATAATATTTGTACTTTGATACATCTATATTATCAACAACCACGATTATGTTTCGAACCGTTGTATGTTTGACAATAGTTTTACCCTTGTATTCTGCTTTTATTCTCATCTTTTATCTTATTTAGATCGTGTTTAATGTCCCTAATGTAGTAATGAGCTGAGGTGACCGGAATGTCAAAGTATTTAGCCATTGACCTGGCGGTTGTATATCCCTTCTCATAATATGCCTCAAAGATTATCAACTTAATCCTATCCTTGACCTCTCTCTTATATATCTCAATGCATGACTTGTGGTCATGGTATTTCTTTTCCTCTCGAATCTTGTGTTCCAAATCTTCCTCATCATCGCAATCATTCGGAATGTCGAGCTCATTGGCACCCACTCTCTCCTCAAGTTGACTGATTGAAGTTGACCAAATGATTTGTTTCTTGATCGTATTCAATAAGTAGCTCTTGACCTTATTCTCATCCTTTGTATCATCACTAATCTCAGCCACATAAAGATAACTGTTGTTGATGACCACATCGGCAATCATGTTGGCCTTGAATTTAGCGAGGAAATACTCAGTATACGTCCTCACCTCATCATAGTGCCTTGAGATATATCGGTCAAGTGTTCGCTTCATACCATTCCATGAATTGCTTATAGTATATCTTCCTCACTGTCCTGGCACAAAAGCAATCGGTTGTAATTTCTCCGGTGTGCTCATCATATATTCGGTACAGTGCTTTAAGCGTAATCTTGGCGTACTTAGATGCATCAGTTGACCTGACAATCTCATTGATATATTTTACTTGAGCTTCGCTAAACATTCCTCAATGATAAACGCAATAAACGAAACGATGGTTGCTTGGATAAAGTCACCAGTGATGATCCATGTGGACCACAAACTCATGCACTTCCAACATCCAAGTCCTGCATGAATGTAATTGACCAGGTGATTCGGTCGGATTCGCATTGCTAATCCATCCCATATCATCTGAAGTGGCTCGAATGATACCAGGAACCAACTGAGTGCGAGTGAAGCTAAGTAAGTCATATCTCTTGCTTTAATTTTTCAATATACAAGGTTGCATCCATCAATTCCTCTTGCAGATGATTCAACCAATCCATCAAAGGTAACGAATTATTTTCCAATGTTGTACCATATTTCTTGATTCCCTCATTTGACCGCTCCTGATACTTGCTATATACCTTGATTAGAATTGGATCAACGTGAATTGGTTTCTCTTCGGGGATGATTTCCACTTCCTCAAGCATTTCACTTAATGCACTCAGCTCTTGCCGATATATGCTCCGTGTGTTTGGTTTAATTTCGTGCATGATTAGCTCCATTAAATCGTATAAGTCCTGGAGCTCTTGGTTTGTTTTTTTCATCTCAATTCATTTTAAATTTAACTTCCTCGAATGCAGCTGCATCAACTTCCTCGATATATACCTCATCATCTTCCATCGTTAACACAATGCAATAGTTGACGTTCATCCCACTGAACACATCTTGAAATCGGTTGATGATCATGTGGGGATTCTCATTCTTGGTGCCAACATAGGCAATGAAGTATCTATCTCTCATAATACTTGAAAAATTTGATATAGAACTCCTCATTCACTGGATGACCTTTCAAGAATCTCCACAATTGAAGGTAAGTGATTCCCATATCCTCAGCGATATGTGCTAATTTGTACCTTTTCGATACCCGTGACCTCACCTCTCTATCGATGAAGTCACGAATGGTTTCCCCATCAGAAAGGTGAATCGTCAAAGCTCTCACTTACCATCGGTGTTGATTGAACATTCCATACATCCAAAGTATTATAATACTTCCCATTGTACTCACGACCTCTCAGATTGAATTTCACGGTGATATCGATACCAGGTGAATAGTTCTCAATCAATTTGCACTTGTCTTGAGCTAGTTGGAAGATGACATCCTGAGGATACTCTCCATTAGGTACGGTTAGGACAAACATTCTCACTGAGAATTTGTCGCTGATTTGCTTGATTGGCTCAATTACTTTGATTGTGCCTGTTACTGTTAATTCCATTTATCTTGTTTTATGTGTTACGTTAAAATGCACCTTTGAATACCCATGCTGCGAACAAAGTTCCAATGGTCATCAGTAATGCGAATGCGGAAATGAATCCGATGATTGCTAGTGTTTTTTCTTTCATTTCTATTTAATTTATGTGGTAAAAATTGGGACTTATCCATAAAGAATTGGTCCTTCATATTCCGAGCTATCATCTACTATATCAAGATGTCCGCTGAATACATATCCAGTACATTTGAGAAGTCGTTCGAGTATTTCTAACATCTCCTCAATATTGACATCGTTGTGTTTGACCGAGTAGGTGATCGTGTGTTCGTATTGTTCGATTGTTATTTTCATTTCGCTTCCAATAATTTATAATACTCATTATAATACTCAGTACACAATTCCAATCTCTCAATCATCTCCTTCTCTTTATCCTCATCACGATCAAATGAAAGTACGGTGATTCTCTTCTCAGGTGCAATATGGTCAACGCGGTGAATATCTAAGTTCTCCCACTCGTTTAGTAGTTCGTTGGATGTAGTTACCATGCAATAGATTAATTCTGCCTTAGGTTTGTCGTATAGCCTCATGTAAGCTCTCAACTGCCACTCATAGATTGTATCGTATCCATCCTCTGCCATCACTGGAAAGGTATCCAATGACCAAGATGTTTTGATATCGATGATTGAATCGTTGGTGATGATATCCGCTTCACCGGTCATCAGCTCGTCAACCATTCGCACGGTGTTCTTGACGTATCCCTCGAATCGCACGGTGTTAACTAGGTCGATTGAATCCTGCTCTTGACTCAATCCCTTTTCAATGTACTTGGAATTGATTTGACTGCGATATCCGTAGAAGTTTTCCTTAGCAACTTGCTTGATGTAGCTCTTCGCAGTTGCTCCCATTTCATTCTTGCCTCGGCCATTGGTCATCAACTTGCCGATGGAGGATGGATGCCATTTCATAATTCAAGAGCTTTAAGTTGTACCTCACTCAATGTCCATTTCTCAATCAATTGCTCCTTTGTGTACTTTCCTGCACTAATGGATGCCACTGCGGATTCAAATCTCGCATTGTCAAGAGCAGGTTTAACCGGTGCGACTGCAATCGATGCTGCCTTTCCATCATCATCCACTGCTTGAAGTGACAGAAGTGATTGCAATGTTCCTCTTCGGAAGTAAGTCACCGCACTCAATACCTTTTGTGGATCAGTTATAATCGGCAAGGTCATAAATGACTCAACCATCTCACCCGAATCGATGTCGATAATTCTCGTCACCACATCATTTCCAACAATTGGCTGAAGCAATATCAATCCATTCTCCAATAGAATTGGCTCGACTGCGGTGAGCAGTGCATTGATGTCGGCATATGACTTTTTGAAATGTGGATTCGTAGCATTCTTTGCTACCTTTCCGATTTGCTGCTTAGCAGTGTGCAACTTTTGATACAGCGTTGCGACTGTTTTCGTGTTCTTTTCCATTATTTAGCGTGTTAAATTTCAATAAAGATAATAAACTATTTTAGATTGGCAATAAATTCATCATAAAATTCAATGAAATCATCAAAAGTTCTTGAGATATAGTACACTCCTCCAGCATCTTCAATCATTTTTTGATATACTTTTTGTGCATCTGATTGGCGGTCCTTCCCATACTTCACCTCAATCTTGACTGATCGTCCTCGAATGGTTGCCGAGATATCTGCTGAACCTGGTGTTCCCGTTCCTTTGGTCCATTGTCCTCCCATCTCTACTCCATCGGTGCGGTACTTTTTGCGATACACTCCCATCGTATTGATTCTCTCTGCTTGGCATCCACTCATCTGAAGGAATCCGCAGATTGATTTAGTGAGTGCATTCGCTGAGTTATCCTGCCAATTGGTGAGGAATGAATCGATGTATGGCATCTTCGGATACTTCGCCCTGGTGAGAGCTCGTTCTAGGTCCTTGATTCGTTCTTTGTTTGCCTTTGTCATTTTGTTATTTTTTTAAATATTACAAAGCATTCATATATTCCATTATCAAAATCTATTTCAATAGTTGGGGTCATAACAAACTGATATATTTTACCATTAATTAAATGAATAGAATTAGGTATTAATTCTTCAAAATCCATTGGCTTTAATAACATTCTATATGTTAAATATTCTGTTTCATTATCAATAGCATATGTTAAATTGGTCATATCTCCTTTGCTTTATCGTTTAACTCATCCCAAATATCATCCGGATCACTTGGTGTTTTATCGGTCCTTCCGTATTCAATCCATCTCCGGTTGTTTGTTTTATTCTCAGTGATTTGATGCCCATGATAATGTCCAAAGATACTCAGCCATTGAGAGAATTTCTTTTTGCTCAGTTTAGCATAATCAGTATACTCATTAGTGAAGGCCTCATGAAGCTCGTCTTTGTACAACCGTACATTGATAGGAAGATTCCCATCATTGGACCAATCGTAAAACTCAAAACAAGTTTCCTTGATGAATTTACGCACATCCAGGTTGGTGAACTCATGAGATACCAATCCATTCTTGAGATAATATTGACAGCATTGAATCATGAAATTGTCAAACATAATCCATTGCTCATCATTCCAATCATCAAATAACATATGACCGAATTCATCCAATGGTGATCGTGTGTGACCAAAATAGTTGCTCATCTCCACTTCAAACTTCCTTCTCTCGAATGAGCCACCCACTCCACCAATCGTGTAGTTGGTCGTGATGATAATTTTGGGAGATTTGTTCACTGGTATCTTGATGGCATCTTGGCCTTTGTATTCCAATGTGATTCCCTCAGTAATCAATGAGAAGAGATTCTCAAAGTTGAAGTTCTTTTTCACATCATCGAATACCAAGAGTTGAGTATCCGTTGAAACAGTTTGATAAGGGAATCCTTTGGTGAATTCAAATGTCTTTCCATCAATTGATGCTACCTTTTTTAACTTAGCAAGTGCATTCCAAAACAATCCCTTTCCACTTCCTCCATTCGGATTCTCTGAGATGGTTTCATCGTTAAATATTATCGCCTTATTACTCGCTGAGGTCTTGTATGAATGCATCAAATATCCAATCACCGACTTGAATGAGTTGTACTTCGCTGAATCTTTACCACTTACCAACCATAGGAATGTTCTAAACTCACTTTTATGGTGATCACTAGCAATATATTCCCGGTCAATTATCTGCCTCTTCCATACATATCCATCCAGGTCAATATACTCATGCTTGAATATACCTTGTTTGGTGATTTCCACCGCACAATTGCGGTAATATAGATAGCATTTCTCCGCGGTATCCTCCATCATCTCAACTTGAGCACTGTCCAACATGGAAAGGAATTCGGATGTGAAGTATTTTGTCGCACCTGCCATTAAATCATACGGTTGGAATCCAATCTCTTCCCTTGACAATAGAGAGCTGAGGGTGAAATCCTTGATTCTCTTCTCGTTTGTTTCCTCGATTAGATTCTGCTCCTTCTTAATGAATGAGTAAGTATTGGAATCAGCAGGAAAATACTTGAAAAAGTTGTTTTGTTGGAGCCAAAATTTGTACTGATGGATGCTCAACTGAATTCGATTCTGATTGTTATAAGTCCAAAAGTCCTCAATGTTTCCGGTTTCCTTAATGGCATCAACGCACTTTTCAACTTCATCTTGAGTGAACTCCGGAAGTATCTTGATGATATCATTGGTTTTTTTACCTGCTCGAATGTGTTTTTCAATCTTCGCTCTTGAGGTATTATCTTCAAAGTACCTGGTCCCGAATTGGGATGTCTTTGAATATGCTGATTTGATTATCTTTCGAATCTCATTCTCTTTCCCTCCTTCATCAAAACGAAGCATGACATTCTCGCATTCAGTTTTCTGAATACCGAAGTCATTGAATGCAGCTGCAAGTTTAAAGAGGTTATTGTTCTTCTCACCTGGCACCATTCCATACTTCCGTTCCCACCATTTCATCAAGTTGTCAATGATACGGTTGTCCGATTTGATTGGAATCATGACATCCATCGAGCCAATTTCCTCAATCTCCGGCTCTTCAAGTTGAGTCCAAATGATTGAATCTTGATTGATATAAATATTTGGATCGTAACTCTCAAAACAAAAGCGGTCAAGGTTACTGCCTGAACTATCCCAATAGTCCGAATCAAAGTAAGTTCTCAAGGCATCAAAATAACCTTTGAAATCTCCCTCAGTTGGAATCTTGACTAATGCCTTCACTCCTTTTCCGCTTGGTGATATCCATGCACTGAAAACAAAGTTGTTGAACATCAAGGAATCCTTGAATTGAATTGCCTCAGCAGTATGGCTCATGTTGTCAAAGTCCAATATCATCAATCCGGACCTTTGTTCGATACCTTTCACTGAGCGACTCTTGAAAGTTCCATTGAAGCAAACACCAGGAAGCTGATTCTTGTATTGTTTCTGCTCATCCTTAGTGGCACAAGCTCTGATTTGCTCAACCAATTCCTTTGACTTACCATCTCGAATTCTTTCAAGACAATATAGAGCTGATTTGTTGAATGGATTTGTGGTATCCGTTACCTTCTTAAAAATTGATACGATCATAATACTGTTTTAGTTCACTGTTAAAAAAAAAGAGGGGGAAAGGAACAGTGAAAACCTTTTAAGTGGATGCCTCCGACAACCCCTCAACAAAGATAGTAATTTATTCCATTACTCAACAAAATACACTTTATTTTCAATTAGTACCTAAATGTGTACCTAAATGTGTACCTACTAAAATTCAATGTTTACTAGTGTTTCAGCGATTTTGGTACACATTTTCACGTTTTTTTGGTATTTTTTGAAAATATTATTTTTTCCGATTCTCAAAATAATTAAATAAGTATAAGTATATGACCGAAAATGTGTACTTGTGTACCTATTTTATTACTCAACTGATAACAATTCCTCATATTCATTCCTCAACACTCTCCTTTTGATTGATTTGAGCTGATTGTACGACTTACATTTGAGAATCTCATCACGAAGGAATCGCATTTTTTTTACATGAGCATTTCCACGAAGCTCATCGATATCATCTTGGATAACGGTGATGTAATACAAATCACCACTCTCAATTGCCCAATTGTGTTGATTGATATTGTGCATTACTGTTGCATGACCTCGATTGAAATACTCACCAATCGCATGAAATGGGATGTTCAATCCTCTCAATTCAGCCATTAGATACCTTCTCCTCATTGTCAATACCTGGTGTCGACTTATTACATCCAATTGATCTCGTTGAATGATGTGTTTGATTGCTTTTATTTTATCGTTCTTTGTCATCTTATAAAGTATTTCTTATTAATATCTCTCTCCACCTGGTATCCTAACTGCTCATACATCTTCAGGTATCGGTATACTGATCGTTCACCGATTTGAAGATACCTGCTCATCGTGTGGATGTGTCGAGGCTTCTCCTTTAGGAATTCAATGAGCTTGATTACTCGCATGATTCGATGCTGATTCATATTAAAAAAAATAAGGTTTGTTATTTGCTCCTGGTATATACCATTTTTCTGAACTTGGTTTATTTCTCCATTTAATCTCTCTTTCACGCAACTCAAATTTATGACTATGAACTTTGTGAAATGAAGAAATAAGTTCATGCACTGTCATTATTTGTGGCTGAGTTAAAATAAACCATTCAAACTGAATTCGTTTGTGTTCTAATAAGTTGTGTAATTTCTTTTCAAGATTAGCTGCATATTTTCTATCATCACATATATATATTGACAAAATTTCCACGTCTTTATTTTTTTCTTTTAACTGAGAAAGCCTTCTATCTATGTCGTTGGTAATTCCAATTTTTACAAAGTCAGTATCTTCTCTTCCAATTAAATAAACCATCTCTTGTTTCATACCGCCTCCACTTTAAACTTCCCAACCGTACACAATCCTTGATTCAATAGCTCCGATTTCTTCCAATAGCACAATGCCTTGGATGGGAAGGTCCAGGATTGGATGACTGTTTTCCCTGAGCAATAACTTAATTTATACATAGCGTGATAATTTTAATGATTCCTAAAACTGCTGCCATTCCTAAACTTATGGCAATTCCAAGCATTGATGCTTCATAGTTTTCTTTTCTTTTGTAGCTCATAACGTCTGATTAAATTTAATTTCACATATTCTTTTGTACAATTCCTCATTGAATGTACCTCTGATTGTTTCTGCGGATGACTTGGTTGTCCAAAACCTTTTCATCCTTTGTAGTTTAAATACCATACTCTTCCCAATCAATATCATCGTTATCATTACCCCAAGTATATTCATCAAGGAAATCTCTCTCATCCATTAGGCATTCAATCATGTTGAGCATCCATTCCTTGTATCCTGGACCGAACTCCATCACCTTGTCGGTTGGATCCTCATCAGTCCACCATACTCCATCCACCATCTTGATGTCAATGTCATATCGAGCGGTTTCAAAATCGTAGTTGTTTTTCCACCATTCAATATTAATGCGGAAGTATATTGCTCCAATCTTATAATGAGCTTCCATTGAGCAGTTGTCCACATCCATGAAGTCCAAATCAATTCTCTCTACTTCTTTTTTCCAATTCATTTCGCTGAGTGTTTAGTAATTAATTCCCCATACTTCTCTAATACGGGGGATTGAACGTGTTTAGCTTTGATTTGCGGGGCTTTCGGTGAACTCGCATAGTTTGGTTGCGTTGCGGTAAAGTAAAGCATTACAGTCCAAAATAATGTGAATGCAATTACACCCCCAAGGATGTCCTTTTGATTTTCGTTTAGTGTTTTCATATTCCTCTAAGTTTACATACTAATTTATTTACAGATGACCATCTTGCAACTGCAAAATCTGTAATAGTGTCGTGTAATCCTAGTTTGTCAATACACTCCATCATTTCTTTCCATAATTGCTTTTCCTCTGCAATCATAATTTTAATCATTTCTTGTTTTTTCATAGCGTTTTTTTAATTGTTTACTCCACAAAGATATAAAAGGTTTCACAACTGCAAAACTTTTTTAACTTTTTTTTCAGTTTTGAACAAAATTAATTATGAATGTTATACCCGATGGGGTATTCATGTATGGGAAATTAACTTAATTATACCCGATAGCGTATAAAATAGGTATGATGTATAGAATTTATACCCGAAAGGATATAATAACTTGTACAAAAAAGCACATTATAATATGTTTTCGGCCTTTATAAAGCCACTTATGAATAAAATAATATGCAATATCACATTGTAATGTGGATTGCGATATGCAATATGTCACAAAATAAAAGTAAATTGTGACGTTTTTTGTAATAGAATAAGGGTAAATGTCCGATAAAATAAACAAAACAAGGGTAAATGTCCGCTAGAATGTCAAGTTGCTTGTCACAAATACTTGATAAATATGTGACAAAAAAAAGAGGTACCGTTTCCGATACCCCCAATTACACACGCTAATGAGTTGCTAATTTACAAAGGAAATTTGATTGAATCGATACTTTTGTACATTTTTCTTATGCCTTCCTTCTTTATTTCTTTGCAGTTGATTTTCAAAATACGACCTCCCGTTGGTTTGATGGGAGCTCCACGTTCAACGTGCCATCCTTTGGAGCCATCACCGTACTCCTCTTTGTAAGTTCCAGTGAGCATGAGGTGAATGTTTTTGTGATGGTTGACATATCCATGCTTGGGTGAATGAATCACTGTATCTCTCACATCGTTTCGACAAGCATTCTCATGGATGTGGCCCATTGAGAAGATATCGAAGTCCTCGTATGTTTCCAATGCCCTGGTCAAGTTGATTGCTCCCTTGGTAACGATTCCTCCACCGCCTGAGCCATGGAAGTATTTCAATTTAGTTGTAGTGATTGAGTTGGTATCATATGCCTGGCGAAGTATCAACCATCCACCATATCCTCCGGTCATCACATTGCTTCCATTCTTGTAATTAAGCAGGTCAACAAATCGCTGAAGGATATCCGTTTCTTGATACTTAATGATTGCGGTTTCATGATTCCCGTATCCGATGACAGTAAGGATGTGAGCATATGGACTAAACCATTCAACCGCGGTTTCAACGATGCTATCCAAATACTTTGCGTTGTTGTGTTCAGGTCGGATGTCGGACTTGTTTCCTCGTTTATCACCTTTCCCTTGCATCAAACAAAAGAAATCACCATTCACCATGACCTTGATATCATTCTCAAGGCAGTAATCAAAATCTCTTTTCAATAAATCCCAATCACATTTTGGATTATCCCAGTGAAGGTCGGACATCATTGCAAGTTGAACGGTCGCACCATCAAGGTGAAGCTCGTGAATGTTTTTAGAGT